CTAATACCGTTTGAGCTGGGTTAAACGGCTGCGTTAAAAACGAGAATAACGAGTTAGGGTAACCATTAAGCCAATTAGCCGAAACGCTTATATTTCTATAATTACCGTTATAAACCGTTTGCCCTAACGAATACGGGTCGTAGCTTTTAGCAACGAGCCTAAACGCCCCTATCATTGGAGCTTCGCATTGTATAACAAAATTCGATTGGTCGAAGCTAGGGTTATCAAAAACTATTACGTCCTCAATTACATTTGTATCGAATATTATATTTTCTGTTGCAACGCTTAAAACGTTAGGGCTATTGCATTCTCCAACAAAGCCAAACGTTTCTTCCCTAAAGCCCCTAAACGGCGTTTGTACGAACGTGCATCCTGTATTACCGCTATCGCATTCGGCTTGTTCAAAGTATGGAGAATTGCCAAATTCGATTGAAGCGTAAAGCCTGCTAGTATCGAACTTCATTTCTATTTCGGGCTGGTCGAATAGGTTAACGCTCGCGCTAGTTTGTTGAAAATAGCTAATAGGCTCTATTCTTAATAACGGTCGCCCGTTGGCTTGTTTCTCGAAACCTATACCTAAATTTAATTTAGTGCGCATGGCGTTGTATAGTTCTTCGAAGTTAGCCGTCATTTCTAAAGGTACGGCGGTTCTAATTGTTAGCCCTTGTGTATATGCGGGTATGTTATCAGAGGTGTTATTATAAGCAAAGTAATTACTATCGAAGTCTACTAGGTTATCGCTCATGCAATTCACTAAATGCCTAAATACATCATATAACGCGTAGCCGTATGCGTTAGGGCTTATTATTGCACCCGTTGACGGCGTGAATAATACTAGGCTATAAATAGGGGGCGGCGTTATCGGTTGCCCGTTTTTGGTTTGATTAAGCTGAAGCGAAAACGGTATGCTTTTATTATTGTTTATTTTGGTGCTAAATGTTTCGTCGTATAGCTTCGTTTTAACTTGGCAGCGGTCTAAAATAAAAGTACACTCGGTAGCTATTATATAGCCGTCCACTAATTTAACCCACGTACCCGAAGCGCAAATATATTGCACCGTTACGCGCACTAATTCACAATATCCGCCTACTTCTAGTTTGGTGTATAGATAGTCGTAAACGTCGCCGCCAAAGGTTAGCTCGTTTTCAAACGATACAACCCGCGCCCCTATACCATCGTCCTCGTTAATATTTATACTAAAGTCCTCAGGGTTTAACGGTTGCCCACGGTCTAAGCCGTCGATTAAAAACTTTAATTCTACTGCCATTTGTAACGGGTATCGTATGCGTTAATATTAACCGTTGTACTTTGCTTGCGCATATCCTTTCTAAGCCCTTTTATTTCGCGCTCCATGCTTTTAGAGTTGAGCGAGGCGTTAACTATTACCGCGTCGTTTTTGCGCCCGCCTGCGTAAGCTAATAACGCAGGGCGCACATACCGTTCTTCGATTAGCTTTTTAAACGCTGCGCTCGAGGTATTAATAGCATCTAGTTCGCGGCGGTGCTTAACCGATTGGCGGCGGTTAATTATATATTCGTCGCGTTCAGCTTCGATTAACGTACCGCCTGCGCTATGTAAACGCCCACCTATTAAACCGCCCTTTGCAAATTTAGGTATAGGTTGCGCCGCTATGGTTGCTATTTGCGCCGCCCCTGCAATAGCTGTTAACGCACCTATTGGCGTAAATGGTCCGCCAGCTTTCATAATAGCCGCTGCCGTATTTATGATAGCGTTGAATAATGCGAGCTGTTTATCTAGCCGCGCTTGCTTTGTTTTTTCTTCGGCTACCTTACGGCTGGTTCTTAGCTCTAGGGCTTCGCGTTGCCTTTGCTTTTCGCGTTCGGTTTTAGCTGAATTATTTATAGCCTCTAGTTCATCGGCTGCGGCTTGTTGCACAAATTCTATACGCGCGTCGCCTTGTTTCTTTAACGCGTCCGCTAAAGAACCAAACGCGTTACCTATCGCTTGCGCTATTTGTAAAGCGTCATTTATTGTTTCTTCGGTAGTCTTTTTCCGTTCAGCGCGTATTGCTTCCTGCGTTTCGGCTTCAGCTTTTTTAATCTTAGCTTGCTTTTCTTTGTCGCTTATTAGCTCCGCATTAATGCTATTCTTTTGCGCCTCAAGCTTATTGTTTAATAATTGTATTCTATCGTCTAGCGTATCTTGGTCTAAGGCTTTTAACGTTTCAATTCGTAGGTTATCCAGCTCTAATTCATTATTAGCGTATTCAGCGCGTACCTTTGCCAAACTATTTTGACGTTCAGCTTCGACCGCTTGCAGCTGCGTAGTTAATAACGCTTGCCCTTCGACGGTTTGGGATGCTTCCTTTTTTAATTGTTCGGCTTTGTTATCGAGGCTTTGGTTTATAAAGTCTTCTTCGGTTTGTAGCGTCGCCGTACCTAGCGCCTGCGATAAATTAAATTGTTCGTTTAATAGTTCTCCGCGCTTTTTTAAATAGTCGGTGTCTATCTTTAATAAATCCGCATTCAGGTTAGCCTGTACTTGCGCTAATAACGCAGCTCGTTTAGTCGGGTCTAGTTCGCTTTCGGCTTCAGCCTTTGCTATTTCCGCGCGTTGCCGTGCTGCTTCGCGTTCCTGTTCTACCGTTAAAGCGTTTGCAGCCTTTAAGGTATCGAGTTCTATTAGCTTTATTTCTGCTAAACGCTTTGCCTCGTTTAATCGCACTTGTTCAATATCGCGGGCTAATTCAGCTTCAATACGCTTAATGGTTGCGGCTCTTAGTTCGGCATTTTTAATATCAAACCTTGCGCTTACTTTAGCTTGTTCGGCTGCGTTTTGAAGTATCTTAATTCTTTCTTCAACCGTTTCGCCCTCTATAATAGCCTCAACCTTTAAGCCCTCCTCGACTATCTTTAAGCGTGCTAATTGGTTTTCTTTTGCTTGTGCCGTTGCTTTTTCGCCCGCTTGTTTAGCGGCGTCGGCTGCGGCTTTAGCGCGTTCTTTTGCGTCCTCTTGTTCAGCAAACGCAGCCTCAGCGTTTATAGCCGCCGTAGCTTTTTCGGTTGCTATTCTAGTATTAAATACACGTTCGCCCGATTTTTTAAATTCAGCTTCTAACTTTGCTAGGTTTTCTTTTTCGGTTGCGAGCCTTTTTTGAGCGCTTGCAGCACTTAACGCGGCGCTTTCGCGTGTCGAAGTTTGCGCGGCTGCTATTTGGCTTTCAGCTTGCGTTATAGCATTTTTACGCGCTTCTATCTGTGTTAATAACGCCTTTTGTGTTTTGGCTTCATCCGCGTTAGCCGTAGCCCTTTGTTTTGTTAAATCACTTATTGCCTTTTGCCTATCAGCTTCTATTTGCGTTAACTGCCCGCTGGCTATCTTTAAGCGCGTTGCAGCCTCTAGCCCTACGTTTTGTATTTCAGCTATCGCGGCTTTTGTTCTTTTGGCGCTTTCGGCTGAACGCGCTAACGCTTCGTCAAAGGCTTTAGAGGCGGCTTGTGCGCTTAAAAACTTTTCTACCAAAAACCCTAAGCCAACTACTAAAGCGCCTACGCCCGTCGCCGCTAAAGCAATACGCATAGCCTTTAGCGCTCCCGTTGTAGTACCTACAACCGTAGTATAAATAGCTTGCGCTGCGGTTAGTGCAAAGGTTTTTATTTTGCTTTCTTCGAGTAATAGGGTTGCTATTTGTTGCACGCCGTTAGCAATAGCCATTACGGCGGTCGTTTTAGCGATTACTTTATTAAGGTCTTCGCTTTCACTACCGAACAAAGCCGCCGCGCCTTGCGCTATTTCGAAGCCCGCCGCTAGTCCCTGCGTAGCTTGTACCGCTGCATCAAATTTAAACGTATCGCTTGCGAGGTTAGCAACCCGCGCCCGTGTGTCGCCTATCTGATCTTCGAGCTGGGCGGCTGCTAGGGTTAAATCCCTAAACTGTTTAGTACCCGCTTTGCCCTCGGCTTCGAGCCGCGTTAGTTCGTTCTTTAACCCGCGTAATTGACCAGTTAGCGTTTTGCCTTTGCCCGCTATTTGGTCGAATGCTTTAGATTGGTCGTTTAGCGCTTTCTTAACTTCAGTACCCGAAAACGCAGCGGCAATAGTTTTACCCGTTGCTTTGTAACTAGCGGCTACCTTTTTAGAGGTTTCTTGCGCCCCCGCTTCTAATTCGCTATTCGCTTTATTCGCTTCGTTAACTACCGCCTTTAGGCTCGACGCCTCGGCTTCGTAAATAATTTCAACTTTTGCCGCCATTGTTTTGAGCCTTTAAATGCTGCTCAAATTTAAGCAAATAAGTCGAAACATCTGAACTCATTAATTCATTAAACTCCGATATAGAACCGCCCGCTAAGTTCATTACTTGTTCTCTGAACTGTTGGCTTGTTCGCGTTGCCCTGCTTTGCGGTGAGAGCTCAGCTGGCGTAGTAGGTCGGTTAGCTTGCGTATTTGCACCGTGTTGTATTCCCATAGCTGCTGTAATTCTTCCGGTGAAATACTGAATAAGGGCATCAGCGGCTCGATACCCAAGCTGTAAAAAAAATCGTGAGCGCCCCCTTTACTCAGCTCTTCAAATAGGGTTAACTTTTGTTGGTGTATATCGGGGTTTATTTCTGCGGGGTTTTCATCGCCGCGTATAATCCAAGTCGCGGCTATGTTTAATAACAGGTCGCGGTGTATAACGGTGTTTTGGCGTTCTCGTATTACGTGTATGTAAGCGCCCATTAGCGCGGCGGTCTTTGGGTTCGATAGCCCAGCCGCTAACGCCTTTTCCATTTCGACTAGTATCTTTTCCATTTCGCTACCGCTTAACCCGCTGCTTAAGCGCTCCAATAGGCTCATGCTCATAGCAAAGCGTTCGAGCGGCATATTAACCTCTTTTGGAAAACGGTAATACGTATGGCGTTCGTGTTTAAATACTTCGACTAGGTTATAGGTTGTTTTGGGTTTACGATAAAAGAGGGAGCGCAAAGGCGCGGTTAATCTTTTCGTGAATTTGTGCAATCGTTTCATAGGTTACTATAGTTGTATCGTCGTTCAGGTATAATACCGTTTCTTTGGGGGTTGAGCGAAAAGCGTAATTAATGTGGTTTATGTTTATCAATAGGTCGGTGTAGCCTATTTCGCGCCGCGTCGCTTCCGCTAGTTTTTCATCCTCGGTGTCAAGGCTTTCAACTAGCATGGCTTTGAGCTTAATAAACATAGGGCGCTTACCAAAGCTGTAAGGGGCATTCAGCATCCTTTACGCGGGTCTTTGCGGGTAAGAAACAACCGCACTCATTACACTGGTCTAAGAACTTATTACGCTTAGGGCAAACCTCGCAAACCATACGCCGCACTTGCGACATATTACGCGTTGCCTTATCGTCTTTAAGCATAAGCCACCACCCTAAAAAAATGTGTTTAATACGTGTTAACATTCGGTACAGTCTAAAAGGTTAGTAACGCCCTCGGGTTCGTAGTTAGTGTTTGCCACCGCGAAGCTAATACATGTGTACTCAGTTTCGCAAATAGTGAAATTAGTGCAATCGCGTAAGCTAATTGTGTAGCCCTGCAACGAGTCAACCTTTAACCCGCTTATTGATATTAGCCCAGCTTCGTCGCTTATAACTTCGAACGTTTGTATTTTGCCCGTAGCGTTATGCTTAACGTCCACTATATATCCCGTTTCGGGTGTAACATACCCGAACGCTAAAGAGCTTAAACAAGCGTCTATTATAATGCCTGCATCGTAACAAGGGGTGCATACGCTCATAGGTAACGTTTTAAAATTGCGTTTACAAAGTAACGAAAACAATCTAAAAAATCCGCACGCTCGGTTAACTTTCGCCTATTCAATTTAATAATTGAGCCGTTGGCGTCGCATTGTACTTGCTTCGCATCGAATACAAAGCCCTTGCAACGTTTACTGTTTACCCTTATATCCAAACGCCGTAAGGCGGAGTTACAATCGACGCGGCTATTCTCGTGCTTCGGGTTTGCGGGTATTATAAATTGGCTGTCATTCATGTGCAAAAGCCGTTTAATCATAGTATAGGCGCTCGAGTTATCGCGCTGCTGGACCGTACCGCCGCGCCCCATAGCGTCGCCCGTTATGCGTAGTAAGCCAATAGGAATGTTTAAAGCCCTTACCGCATCGCAAAACGCCTCTATGCTGCCTTTGTCTATTCGTACTTCGTCGACCACGTTAGCGCCGCCGCTGGTTTGCTGAATAACCAAAGCGCACAAAGGGTTAATATTAAAGTCCACACTAACATAAACGGGTATATTAGGGTTAAGTGTTGCATTATCGTCTATATGCTTTTCGTCTAACCATTCATACAGGAACGGGTTTAATACTTCGTCCATTACGTCCCAGTCGCCCTCGACGAAACGGGCGTACTGTATAGGCGGTAATTCCTTTAACGCTTCTAAGTATTCGGCGGGTATATGCGGGTTATCGGTTATTTTGCTAGGTATAAAAGCCCAGCGTTCGGGTAGCGTGTTTTCGATATACCGCTTATAAATAACGGTCTTAACCCAATTTTGCGCGGGGTTACACGTTGCAAGGCAAAGTATAGGCGGCTTACCTTGCGCCTTATTCCAGCTCCCTATGCGCTCCTGAACTTTATAAAACGTTGGCTCTTGCAGCTCGTTTACTTCGTCTAAGCCCGCGCCGTTTATTTCTAAGCCCCTGAAGCGGTTTAGGTCTTTATCTTCGTCGTAGCTTTCTGCCATGAATATAAGCTCAGAACCGTTTATAAACGTTACTACTTGCGTGTCCCTATTCCAGCTCCGCACGTAATTAGAAACGCCGTCAACCATTATAGAGCTAAAGCTAGGAAACGTTGTACGCTTTAAGTCGGGTAGGCTTTTACGTATAATCGCCCAACGGCTACGAGGGTACGCCAAACAAAGCGAGGTTAGCGTTAACAGTAGCCAATACGTTTTACCGCCGCGAATTGCGCCCCCGAATACTATTACGCGCTTATCGCCGCTTAATGCTAAATCGTAGGCTATCGTTTGCCGTTCGGTTAATCGGTAGCTCATTCATTCGGTTGGCTCGGTTCGGTGCGAATAATAACGAGCGGCTCGGTTGTAGTTATCGTACTTTCGCCGTTATTACTCCAGCGCCCGCGTTGCCTGTTCGCTAACCAATGTTTAGCCGCTGCGGTGTCGGATGGTAGCTGTTTACGTAGCTTTACAATATCGCCGTCTTTAGTTACCGCTTCTTCTACTATTGTAACGCCTAACGCACGCTCATACATCGAACGCGCTACTTTAGCGTCGGCGTCTTCTTTTCCACGCGTTAATGACTCTAAAAATGTGGGCTGGTCTTTTTTCCAATTATTAAACGTTGCCTCGCATATATCAAACGCCGCCGCCATTTGCACGTCGTTAAGCCCTAACAAAGCAAGGTTAAAGGCGCGTTCGTCATATTCGGGTTTATAGTCGGTAGGGCGTCCTAATTTCTTTTTCATCGCTTCCCTCGCTTTTGTTTATACTTTTCAGCTTCTGCGTATGCTATTGCGGCGGCTTGTTGCGGGGTGTACCCTTCGTCGATTAGCTTACGAATATTCATGCTTATAACGGTTTGGCTATCGCCTTGAAATAGTGGCATACTTACAAAGTTAATCAATAAACTGTAATTCGTTTATAGCGGCGCAATAGTGTTGCCCGTCGCGCTTTAGTGTTTTAAGGTCTTCAGGGTATATCGCAAGCTCGGTTAAACCCTTTGTTTTGCCCGTTATGAATACGCGTACTAACTTAACCTCGTTGCCCTGACGGTCTTCGTTGGTTTCGATAGCGCCTAAGCAATAGCGCACGTTTTCGGGTAGAAGCTTTTTAAGCTCGGGGTTATCGTACTTTTTCAGGTCTTCATGCCAAAGCGCTATCGGATATTCGAAGTGACTGCCTGCGTCGTGTACGTAGCCTACGTATATAGGTTGAGCGCCTACGTGCTCGGCTCTAACGTTTAGCATGAACCCCGTGCGGGTGCGCTTATGCGTTGCTTTTACTTGTTCGTCGATAATCATAAGCTATAAGTGTCTATTCGTTTCTTTGCCATATCTATAAAGCGCTCTATGGTTGCCTCGTAAAATGTGCTAAACTCCTTATGCCCCTCGGGGGCGTGGGTGAATAGCACGTAAAGTACGGAGCGTAGGCGCTGGCTCGGTGTCTTACTTCCGAGCTCTGCGGCGTCTAGCTTTAGGTTGTTTATTAGCGCTTCGTCGTTATAGTTAAATTGTTCGCCTTTAAACGCCATAACGCCAACGCCGCCCGTCCATTGATTAAATAAGGCGCTCGTTTGTTCGGGCGTTAGCTCCTGCGTGCCTATGGTTATTTTAATGGTCTTATCGCGGCGCGTGGCTACCGACTCAATAGCGCAGGGTATCGTTAAGAGTTTAGCATCCATACTCGGGGTCGTGTTTTACTTTAGCTATCTTAACGCCGTCCATATAATCGTAAACCATGCGCCGTATCGTAGCGCGGTGCGAAACGGGTACACGAAAGGTTATATTAACCGTAGGCTCATTATAGAGCGGTTTAGCCCCTGCACCCTTGCGTGCGCCGCCTCGGTTATCCTTTTTCTTCGGTTGCATCGCTGCAAATATAGTTAATTTTTGATTATGTAACACAATTCAACGCCGTTTTTTTTAAGCGTTTTAAGCCAGTCGAAACATAGGCGTAAATAGGCTCTATAAACGCTTGTATTTCGTTTGGCGCTAGTTAGGTATATCGAATAGCTTTTATGCGTTGTAAGGGCGTTAAAATAGGTTTTTTCGCCGTCTTTAATCGCTACTGGCTGCGGCTCGTAATTTGTCATGTATTCAATTATACGCTGTTCGGTTGTCATGTTATGCGCGATTAATTAGCGGCTGTTAGGTAGTTAGCAGTAATGCCAGCCGACCCGGAAGCCGACTGACAAACCACCATAATTTTAGTACCTAAGATTAACCTTTTCACGCCTGCGATAGTTGTATATTTCCTCAATTAATGAAATATATTGATAATTATTTACACAATCAATTAAAGCAGTAGGTTGTAGTTTCAATCTTTGTAAAAATTCAGTAAATTCAAAATTTGGATTTTTTAATAATTGAACCATTGCAACAATAAAAGTTTTTCTTTTGATGCCTTCATAATATGGTGATATAAGAAGAATTTTATCTGCAATAGAACACGCATTATCATAATCCAATATTTTAAATTCACCTGAAAAAAATGTTGATGCATTACTTGCTCTTTTACCACTACCTTGCTGTACTCCGGTTAATAACATTTGGCATTCACTATGACCGAAATCATAAGTTTCTTTAAATTGCCTATATTTTAAATATTCATTGTAACCAAGTTTGCAATAGCCTTCAAGATAGTCATCTGAATTCCAAGTTTTTGAATTTTGATTTAAAATTTGTACTTCCGGCAATCCGTAGTTTTCACAAATAATGTAATGCAATGGCAGTCCAAGTACTCTGATAACTTCAAAGCGGTGCTGTCCATCAATGATTTCATAGTTTTCATTTACCAAAATTGTGGTAAATAAATACTTTTCAGACATTGACTTTCGCAGTCGGTTAAGGTGCAAAAGGTTTAAGTTTCTGTTGCCTTCTATTGGTTTAAATAGAAAGTAATCGGTTGTTGTGTGAACTTGGTTACTGTGCTTCACCATTGGTTCTACTTTGCAATTTTTCATTTGATTTTATCGGGTTTTATAACTCCTCCCAGAAGTTTTGTTTTAATTCGAGAAATGGCACTACTGCTAACACGGGTTTGGCAAAAAAGCCGTTTTGTTCTTCATTTGACATATTGTTCTAATTTTTAAGTTTTGTACTTCGATTTAACTTTTCGTTTCGGCTTCTTCGCCAAGCCCGATACCGTTATGCTCCGCCTTTGTCGTTATGGTGCTTATCAATTATATAAGCCCATGTTAGGGCGGTAATGATTATTATAAAAGCCATCATTATAAACGTTTTTACTTCCATTTTAAAAGGGCGTTAGTTCTTCGTCAAAGTTAGTGTTTATAGGCAAAGGTAAAAAGGTGCTGCCTCCGCTAGTTGCAATATCGCTAAAGCTGGTTATAGTGCTATTATGCTTAAACCGTACTTCACCCGTCGAGCCTTGACGGTGTTTCTCGAATAGGTAAAAAACGTCGGAGATATACGGGTTTCCGAGTTCGTCGTTTAGCGCGTAGTATTCGGGGCGGTAAATAAATATAACCGTGTCGGCGTCCTGTTCTATTGAGCCGCTTTCGCGCAAGTCCGAAAGTATAGGGCGTTTATCCGCTCGCTGCTCAACTTGACGCGATAGCTGCGCAAGGGCTATAAGAGGTATGTTTAATTCCTTTTGCGCGGCTTTTAGCGTTCGGCTTATTTCGGCTACTTCAGCCTCGCGGTTGCCGCCTCTGAAGCCCTCTATCGTCATTAACTGCAAATAGTCGATTATAACCCATTTACAATTACCCTTGCGGGCTTCGCGGCGCATAACTCTTATTGCTTCATGTACGCCGCAGCGCGGTTTGTCGTAAATAAGAAAGGGCAAATTTTCGACCGTGCCTATCGTAGTTTCGAATGCGTGTAATTCGGGCTGCGTTAAATTGCCGTCGCGTAGCCGTGCGCTGTTAATCTTTTCATTTGAATGCTGCAATATTAAGCGCTGGCATAGCTGGCTTTTATTCATTTCGAGGTTAAAGTATATACCCGGCTCGTTAAAGTTGCAGGCGTGATATAACGCAAGCGCTGTTTTTCCCATAGAGGGGCGCCCCGCTAGTATAATTAACTCGGGGTGAAAGCCGCCCGTAAACCTATTTAAGGCGCTTAACCCTGTATTTAACCCGCTTGTTTTACCGCTTAAATGCAGTTCGGCGCGGCGGTAATAGGCTTGCCGTTCTTCGTGCGCTAGGGTTAACGTGTCGAGCATGTTATCATTACTAGCGCCGTCCTCGAGTAACGTGTTAAGGCGTTTAATTATTTCGGCTGCCGTTTGAGCGCCGCCGCGTAAGCCGCTAAACTCTAGAGAGGCTTCGACCATAACGGAGCTTATTTGGCGCTTAATATGTTCGTCCTTTAGAATTGCTATATAATCATTAACGGGCTGGTTAAAATAAAATTCGTCGCCCCAGCTTGCGATATTTGAAAGGTCTGAGCCTGTAAATGTTTTTTCTAAGCGCCCGAATTGCGCTAACGTTATTAGTGTTGGTTGCTTGTTATCTGCTATTATGTTTTTAATCGTTTTAAAGCATTTTAACGCTAGTTCGTCCTTAAAGTGGTGTTCGGATAGCTGCGGTATAATTTCGCGCCACGTATCGTCGTTTAAAAGCGAAATATAAATTAGGGCTTGTTCTATTTTCGGGAGCGGTTTCATGTGGTAAAGTTGGGGCTGTTAAGCCCCCGTTTGTGTTTTATTCCTTTTAATTTTTTAACTCCCATTGCTGTGTAGTTAAATCATGCCAAAAACCATAATCGGCTATATTGGTCGATTTTCTAAAATCAGTTGAATAATAGTGCTTAGTTGAATTTTTCCATTTCCAAGTCATCAAAGCATAAGTACCACTAACTTCAATAGATAATACTTCAATTTCTGATGGTTTTGCTTTTAATCCATTACTGCGAAGAACAACATCACCTGAGTTGATTTCTTCAATTTGTGTACATTTTTTCATTGTGTAAGTGTTTAAATGTTTAACTATGCAAATATACAACTTTATTTTGAATGCGCAATACCTAAACAAAAATAATTTACTTTTTTTTATTCCATTTTAACGCCCCTCGAGGCTCGCGTAAGCGTTGGCGCGGTTTGCGGTTGTTTAGAGGCGTTGTTTTTAACTTCAAATAAACCGCTCCACCCGTTAGCTATCGCAGTTTCTAAACCCTCGACGGCTTGCTCTTTGCTTTTATAAAGCTCACGCATTTTTTTTATTAGTAGCTGTATAGCGTTTTCGGTAGGGTATTTTTTACGCGCTATTCGCTCAGATAGGAATTGAATAAATAGGGCGTTTATTTGTTGGTCTTTAAAAAAATCCCTGCCCTTTATTTCTTCTATACTCTTATAAGTCTTTATAGTCTTTATAGTCTTATGTATATGGGCGGTGCTTTGGGCTTGCTTCGGTAATGCTTCGGTAGTGCTTTTGCTTTGCTTTGGTAGTGCTTCGGTAAAATTTACTAGAGCAATTATATTAGCCATGTATTGATTTTTAGATTGACGAACTACGTTAATAAGCCCGTTTTCAACCAAAATATCGAAATGCTTTTTATAGGTTTTATAGTTGGCTATTCCGCAGCCGTTCATAACCTGAGTTGAAGAAAGGCTAAATTCAGACTTCCAGCCTAATTGATTAGCTACCGAAACAATATAAAAATAAATAGCGGTCGAGGTCGGGTTATTATGCTCGGGGTTTTCCAAAGCCCAATTCCAATACCCATTAAAGTAATTAAACATTATAAAAAAATTGCCCTTTAGCGGCTGCGGTCGAAGCGGGCGTGCTATTACCTACACCCTCGCAGCCCCCAAAGGGCTTTAAAATTTTTAAAGCTATATTCAGGCTTCGACCTCTGAACGCTTAAAGATACAAAATTTACATATTTACTCCGCACATTTCCAAACAGTTTTTACAATTACCAAAATAGGTTTTTTTATTAAACTTTGATACATATGTTTTTTTACCTAAAAATTTTGTTTTATGGATATTTATTATGCCGTTTTTTACTAGCTGGTTATTTTTAGAGCTTCTAAAAACCGTATCCAAAACTTCATACTTACTAAAAATTTGCGCCTGTATTTCTGAATATATTTTACCTTCATTTGAATTAGTGTTAAAATCGAATGAAACTAACCTTAAAATTGATTTACAATAGGGTTTAATTCGTTCGTATTCGTTTAAACATAAATCTAGTTGTCTTTTTTCGTCTATTGCAGAAACGGAAGTATTAATACATATTTTTAGTTTTGATATTCTTTTAAGTTGTTCGTAACTTAAAACAGCCCAATGTTTAGTTATTATAACTATTTCTTTTCGACTATCATCTTTAAACATATCTAACTGGATATTATTTTGCAGCTTTTCGCATATCGATATAGTATGCTCCCAGTCTTCGGACGGGTCGCCCATTGTACCCATACGAATAAAAGGCATATTAATTTTATTTATTTCTCTTTTGATTTTATGTAAATGCTTTTGGCTTGTAAAATTCTTTATAACTGTTTTGCTAAAATTATAGCCGTAAATTTTAGCAATGCGCGCGGCGTAACAATCATTATAACATCCTAGCTTATTGTTTTTGGTTCCTGAAGAACAGCCAGCCGTAGGGTCTATTGAATAAATACCGCGCGCATTTTTAGTTAATGAAATTACATTAGAATAAGTTTTCATTATAAGCGCCCAACGTTTGGAAATAAGTCTTTAATTTTATTAGGGTCGCCTTTAAAAAACGCATATACTTTTTGTTCGCATTTCGGATACTTTCTAGAATTTAATGTTTTCTTAGCCGTTGCACGACGCGTAAATTCACTTTCTAAATAAACTATCCTATTATAAATATGCAGCCCTTGACTTTTAAAAAATAATTCGTGTTCGGCTTCGCATCCATAATAACCGCCTTTTGCATCTCTACTATCTCCCGTCATTACAACAAAAAATGTATTATCATTCATTACTGAAATAGCTTTTTTATAACCCTCGAAAAGTAAATCTCTAAATTCCTCGTAGGTTGGCAAAGTGTTTAATTCTCCGTTTGGCGATTTGCCGTCGTAATCAATATATTTTTCTACTTTATAATATGGCGGGCAAGAAAATATTAAATCAAATTTTTCAGGGTTTTTAGGTAAGTATTTTGAACTATCTGATTTTACCCATTTAACATTATAAAAATCTTGACAAATGGCATTATTAGCGTCGCATTGGTTTTGTCTAATTTCAGAGGCTAAATATTCATATCCGCACCCCCCAGCTACGAAACCCATTTGAACGCCGCCGCCAAACGGATTATATACCCTTACTCCATTTTTTGGCATAAACATTTTAACTATTATTTCACACAATGCAGGGTCTAATACGCTTGCGTTACCGTTAAGGTCTTTGCCTTTATCAGTTATAATTTCGTCGTCTTTAACGACCTGTTTAGACAAAACTACGTTACTCATTCCGCTGCTACCCTGCCAGCAACCCTCGCGGCTTGCAAACTTTGGATTAGGTATTTTATGCTTTAAACCTGCAAGCTCAATTTTTTCGTTCCATTCTCTTTTAATCTTTAACCATTCGCCGCTAGTTGATTGCCATAAATTAGTCATAGCCATATGGCAAAGTTTTTTTATACGCACTTGTTCAGGTTGACCGTAATACATATAAACGAAATCAGACTTTTCTAAATTAACCTTAAAGCCTAAAGCCGTAAAAACTTTTGGATTTTCTAAATCATGCTTTTTAGATACCGTCATTATCATTACATAGTTATCGGTATTTTGTTTAATGATTTCAGAAACCATCATCGAATAAATGGTTTTATCTTTATACTCGGGATACATTGCCGACTGAAGCAAGCAAAACTCTTTTACAACGTGGTTAACCTCGTAAGTAAAAAAGCCCGCAAAATTACCGTCAATCTCACAAATAATAGCTGAGTTCTTTTGCATATTCTTTCTTGCGGCTCGATATGCTACTCCGTCTAATAAAGCGAGTTCGGCTACTTTTACCTCGTAGCCTGAGCCTATAACTGAATTAACTTTTTTTATTTCGATTTTTGGCTCGAATAGTTGTGTTTGTCTTGTGTTCATGTGTTTTTGTGTTTGGTGTTTAGTGTTTATCGTAAGTACTTTTCAATTATTTCAATGCATTCCATTAACCCGCAGGCGAACGTAGCGTAATAGCCCTCGCGCTTCAGCTGGTCGATTATTTGCGCTTGTTCGGCTAGGTGTTCGTTAGCCAACGGCGACCCGTCTAATTTAGCGACCTTAACGCCTTGCTGTTTAATTTCGATAAATAGCCCCGCGTAACCGTTCGAC